AACCAAGTGAATCACCTGCCTGCCAGTCGATGTTATAGATAATATCACCATCATTAAATGCCAATGCAGCATCAATATCTGGTTGACCTGACCCATCATCTTCTGCGAGGAACGTCTGCTTTAGTACGGTTCCATCAGTGTTACTATAAGTTAGTTTCAGAGTCTGAATATTCTCCTGAGCAGTAATTCTCTTCTGGAATGTAACTGGACCTGAGAATACAGATTCTAACTGGTTAGATGCACCACCAATAACAGTTAGTTTGTCAGTAAGAACAATCTCTGAGAACGTCTCAATAGTTGTACCCTCTTCACCCAACACGTTAAGTTGTGCAATATCTTCGTTAGTGATCTGACCTGTAACTGGGTTGATAACTTGGTTACCAACGAATAGTTCACCATCAGAGTTAACACCTGAGTAGTATGCAACACCTGCTGCTTCTTTCAACGACTGTGACAGTCTGACCTGTGCGGGTGATAGAACTTCCACCTGTGTAGATGGGAATGCAGTTGAGTAGTTACCTGGCCCAAATCCAAGATATTCAAACGTGTGACCAGATGCTCTAAGGATGGAGTATCTTCGTAGTTCACATAGAATAGGAGCAACTGAGTTATCAGCGTTCAACTTCAGAGGGATCTTTCTCTCTTCTTCATCACCAAGGCGTCCTGTAACAACAATACTGTTCAGTGTATTAGATGTTGTGTTATATCCTAAGTTGTTTTCCTGTTCAAGTAAGAAGAACTGAGTTGACTCTTTAGTAATAGAGAGTTTTGTGTTCTCATTAGGTGTAGGTGTGGCACCATCAGTTGTAGTAACAACACCAAGAATGTCATTATCAGCAACTGAAATAGCGGGACCTGGGTCTGCTACTGGGTTGTCTCTGTCAAATGCGGGGTATAGATCAACTGTCTGCTGTGAGAATGCGAAGTCATCAAAGTTAGATGTAGATGGAGCAACTGATGCATTCAGGAAGGTTAGATAGTAAATACCATCCTTAAGACCTCTTTCAAATTCTTGATATACTTCTACTTCGTAGATGTAGTATGTCTTATCGTATGCAGGTGAGTTAGTCTCTGAAGATCTAGGTTGTACCACGAAACCAGTAATGGGTTGTCTAGGAATCGGGAACGCATCCTTGTCCAGTACATATCTAAATCTGTAGATTCTATCTTTAAGGTCTCTTGCGTCGGGTACTCTTCTAATGAATGATGTGGGCGTGAATCCAAGATTTTGATACTGACTGTTAGCAATTAGAGTTGTATAGATGTCGTTCTGGTTTGAATCGACTTGTAGATACCAGTTAGACTGGTTAGCATCCCACTTGATAGGTGAGTTGTCATCACCTGGGGATGTACCTGTAACATCACCACCTGAAGGATCAATCTTCGCTGTGTGTGTTGTTGGTGAGTTTGCACCTGAAGCAATCAACAGAACGTTAATCTTGTCAGGTAATGTAGGTGAATCTCTTCTAGCACCAATGGTATAACCCTGAATCTTAGAGGGTGGTTTACCTGTTTCGTTTGTATATCCGTAGAGGTATAGTTTTGTAGGATCTGCTGCAGCACGGATCTTATTAATATCAAATGTTACCCAGTTGATAGAGATCTCTGCTACGTCTGAAATATCTTTTGGTGGAATTACGTGTGTAATTTGACCTGCTTTATCTTTCGTGAATGAAGCACTCTTAAATCCTTTACTTCGAAGAGACGTATTACCGAAGTTACTGTTAGAGTTAGTAATTGAAAGGTCACCACCACTGTCTGAGAAGAAGTGATCACCAAATCCAACAGCGAACACAGAAACGACCTGAATGAAAGCATCATTACTTGCTTTAATGTGGACGTGTCTCCATCCTTTTCTGTACTTACATAGTCCGTTAATATGTGCGCCAGATCCGCTTGCTTGTGCTTCATAATTTCCTGTTGATGGGTTATATAATACGAATGCTCTGTCGTCCTTCTGTAGTGAAATACCAGTGAACTGAGCAACAACCATTGATTTAAAACCAGTGGCGAGTGAACCATCTGCGTGCATACCACAAATACCCCACACAGAACGTAGGGAGCAGTTGAACACATATGGTGACGCTGAGTCAACCGTGTCAATCTCAACTTTAACCAGTACGTTAGAACCAATCGCGTTACCTGACGGTTCTGCTGACATCTGGTAGGTAAACTGGTTACCCTGTGCTGACGTTACGAGGAATGATCCGTTGTATAGATTAGAGTCTGCCTCAGTTGGTCCAGTAACACCAGAGATGTTGACTGCAACACCAACAGAGAAACCGTGGTTGCTAGGGTTATCTTGAATATCAACCGTAAAAGCAGTTGCAGTTTGACCATTTCGGATAATCTGAGATACTCGGAATTCGTCGGAAATCGGACCAACGATCCTGTTTTCCTCGACTCTTGCCTGTAACTGGTCTTGTGCGATAGTTCCAGAGGTATCTGGAATTGTTGCGTATGCCTTTGAGATCTTCTGGTAGTAGAGATCTAGGTCAAGGATCGTAGCATACTCAAAACAAGTAATCTTATGGTGTGAGAAGTTAGGTGCAATAGTATCTGCAACATCTCCTCTATAATATACCCCGTTATTGTCCCCGTCGAAGAAGGACATCTGCCAGAAGTAAGTACCACCAGTCAATCTGAAGATTGCTGATGCCCCTGGTTCGTTTGCACCTGTGATACCAAGTGATGCGTTGATAGTAGGATATGGAACATACTTAGGAATGATCTTAGTTCTTCTAAGGTCAGATCCAACAACAGAACAACCCCTGGGAACGATGATACCACCGTTAACGGAGTTGAACTTATACAGGATATTGTTAGGAGAAGTTAAATCAAAGTTTGTATTTTCGTCAAACGGCGTAATCTCGTTAAAATTGCTGGTCCCTGGTCTATTGTCTAGAACGTACTCTGAAGGATATAGGTATATACTGAATGCGTCAAATTCGTCATTACTAAGTCCAACTCTATATGAAAATCTCGATACCTCAAGGAAGGCACGTTGCAACGTCTTAAACGGGCGCAGTGCCGAGTTACCTCGGTTGTCATATGCATCCGATGCATCGAAGTCGTCGGGGTTGACGTATATAATACGACCAGTCCTCGACGTGATGATATTTTTAAGACGTGTTAGTGCCATCTTCTATAGGAATCCTGTCTATATGGTTATTTATGAAGGGTCAAGATTGGGATTTAACCTCCACCAGCAGCACCGCCGCCTCCACCAGCACCCCCGCCACCTGCAGCAGCTTGGTTGTACTGATCTGGTAAGAAATCGTTCGCTTCATTCTCGAATCCATTCACTTGGAATGATAAATCGGCACTTGATGCATAAACAACAATGTGTGAATTAGGTCCTACCACAATTCCACTATGTTTGTTAGTGCTATTAGCAGCGAGAGCAAAGTCATAATAAATGTAGTCTTCAGTTGCAAGGTCAGCAGGTTGTGTAACCGAACTGGCAGTGACTGTACTTCTGTCAGCACCCTGTTCAGGGGGTGTGTCAACGAAGGTGTCGGCATTTGCAAATGCTGCAGATCCAACTCCAAGAGCAACAGAAAGAACTGGAGCAGTCCAGTCTGTGACCCAACCATACTTACCACCAGTTACAGTACCAACAGTAATTGTTGAAGTACCAACCAAGAATGTATCACCAGTTACCCAAGTTCCTGTCACGTCATAGAGAAGAATCTCTGTGTATTGTGGATCTTGAACAACAGTCAAACTAGCAGAATAAACTGTAGTACCTGCAGTTGAAGGAGCACCCTCAGCATAGTAATACAGTGGGTTTGGTGACTGTGCAGTAGGAATAAGATCAATGACCCCATCCGTTCCAGCAGTACCAGATTTCGTTACACCAGTTGTATATTCTGTACCTGCAACTGGAGTCGCTCCTGTACCCTCTTGTGTATCAGAGAATCTAAGAGGAAGTGAAGTGTTTGTTGAGTCTGACTGATCAAATCTGTATGTTCTTTCCACATCCATAGTGAATGAAGTAGGAACAATTTCTTGACCTGAAACAGTACCCCAAACAAATCCTGTCGTGTAGATAGCACTTGAAGTTGCAGTGAACTGAGTGTCAACAGTAGCAGAAGAACTACCACCTGTAACAGTCTCAGCAGTGTCAAACCAGTTGACCATTGCTTGACTACCCTGTGACATAGGTGTAACAGTTGCACCATCAGCGTGTGCAGCATCTGTAGTACCCCACTGACCTCTGGTAACTGAAAGATCATTACCAACTACACCAGTACAAAGCATAATCTCGTTGCCAACACGTAAGTATTGACCAGAGACGATTACAGTGCCATCAGTAACAGTCAACGTAGTGTCTGCTACTTGGAACTGTGCACCTTCGTTAATAGTTGTAGTGGTTCCTGCATCTTGATAGAATGAAACCATCTGTCCTGATCTGTGTGCAGCAGCAGAGGTACCGAACTGTGCTCTTGTGACAGTTACGTTAGCACCACCAGTTGTGCCACTGTAGAATGTAGGAGTACCAACCAAGATAACCTCAGCAGTATATCCTGTAACTCCATCAGACAGTACGAAATATGAACTACCAACAGATGCAGTACCATCACTCATCTTGAGTGTTGTTGCACCTGAAGCAATGTCTGCAATCTCAATATTCATCGTGGTCCCGATACCACGGAATGTTGCAGTTACACCTGAAGTACCACCAGTTACAGTTTCACCGCCCTGAAATGTTCCTGAGATAGCGTTCGAATCAATACCAATAGAAGTATATGTCTTAACCTTCACATAGTTCGTGATAATACTAGTATCAACAACCACGTCCAAGATCGATGCTGTTTTAGCAAAGTCAGCAGAACTGATCTGTAAACCAGGGGTTGCATCGGATCTTGAAATCCCAGGTGCTACTCCTAGTTTATATGATGAAACTGGGTTACCTCTATTAAACTTGTAACTACTCGCGTCTAGAGTAAGTTTCTGAGTGTAATCTTTAAGACCAACTCGATAAGTCGCAGCGGATCCACCTCTTTCCGTTGCTAGTAATACGGTGGATGCTGTATTCAACTGACTAGTCGAGTACAGCACAGTATTTGTTGTTGCTGCAGGGGCGGATGCAGCGAGTCTACCTGCGCTCATTTTTTAGAAACCTGAGAAAAAGTGTTGTTGTAATCTTAGTCTGCCACCAAGATCAGGAGCAGAAATTGAACCACCGAAACTAACACCAAGTGTCGTAACGTTTTCGGTTGAAAGTAACGTTGCATCAGCATTCGGGAATCTGATAGAACGTGTTCCTTCTACATTATCTAGCACAAAATTGATCTTGTTCTGATCGTTGTCTCCACTGATTAGTTGAAGACCCACCACAGATTTGTTCTCCATAACCTGTTGTGCTTTCTCAGTAACAACTATGTTATTAGATGAGATAGGAACATTCAGATTATTATGTGGGAACGCATAACGTAAAAGAGTTGTTCCAGAAATAGCAGATAGATCGAACTGAATACGTTTAGTAACGTCAGTTGCGTCTGCAAATCTAGGATCAGCGTATTCTTTGTTTTTGAATACCTGAGTTGATTCAGTACCTGCAACTGTAAGTGACTGGTCAGGGAAAGTAACAATACGATTAGAAGTTACATCACCAGATTGGAATGTGACTTGTGGTGTCGGATTATTAGGATCACCAGACTCAATATTACTAATTGAGGGGTTGATGAAGTTTTTGTTACTGACGTTCTGTTCAGTAACAGTATCAAGAAGTGTTGACTGTGCAACACCTGCACCATAATCAGGAAGTCTGTAGATATGAGTTCCAGGGGATTCCCAAGAGTCACACTCAAATAGCGCGATCTTACTAGTGTCCGATGAACCAGTAACTCTCAAGTCACCATCTTTGATGATGATCGTCTTGTTACTGATAGTCTGTGCTGTATCGTTACCTAGAAGAGTTGTTGATGTAAAACTACCTGTGCTTGGAAGTGCGAAGGTACGAATACCTGCACCAGTTGAAACACCAGAGATTTCAAATTTTGCTTTCTTATCTGGGTTCTGGTCATCTGCAATAAGCAGGTTGACGTCTTGGAACTCAGCAGGTCCATTCACTAGGAATCTACCAGATCCCTGTGGACGCATATCGATATTAACGTTGGAAGATGTAGTATCTCCAGCGATCATTCGAATCGTAGCAGAACCGTCAGCGTTTGGTTGCTTTCTATAGTACATACTTGATGTACCAAAAGCAATACCAATCTCATTATATGAATTCTGATATAGTCCTGTGTCCCTGTCCAAATCGAACGCAAGTCCAGGTTGGGACTGACTTCCTGCGGATACACCTTTGAAAAGTTGATTTATTTTTGCTTTTCTATTCGGTATCAGCGGGTCAGAAATCACAACGGGAAGAATCGCTTCCCCCGTCAAAACGGCATCTGCCAGAGTTTCTAATTGTGAAATTCTTTTTGTTCCCACTTAACTCAGGCGCTATTTTATACAATCTTATTTATACACGTTGCAGGTAGAGGTCTTGAAGTGTCTCCTTCAGACTACCAATATGCTTGGATCCGATGGAAATTTGAGGGTATGATGCACCCTCTCCAAATTCATTTTCAAACGATCTTTGAGTAAAATGTTCATTGAGTCTATAAGTTTGAAATTCAAAATCTTGAGATTCAAGGAACTGTTGTGCTCTCTCACACTCTTGTGAACCATTGCTATACAAAACTGCGTTTGGATGACTCATCTGCCGCCTTTTAAGATATTACTATTTACCCTTACAAACCATTCCAGAATGTATCTGATGGTGATTGCATATTTCTTGAAACGATAAACAAAATTACATTACAGGCAAACCACATTAGATTGGTTACCCACGCTTGTCTCCAACAATATTTCCTGTTGGTTTGTACGATATACATATTTCTCTCATTCATTGTTGCGTCAACAGTTAAAGGTCTGAACTTTAAAATCTGTTCGATTATCAATGAGATAACGAATCCTACTGCAAAGATGTAGAAGAATAAGTTCAGTACACCTGCTGCGGTGAATAGAAGTGATAGCATTTAGTTGTGTGGTTTGTGGTCTTTGAATTTATCGTGGTTACCGTCCCCAGGCATTTTGCCAAAGGCAACGTATTCAATTGCTTGAATAGAACCTTCTAATCTTTTCAGATCATTCTCATTCTTAACATACTCATCATACCATCCTTGTAGTTCATCTTGTCTGGCATTGAGTTGAGCAGTTCGTTTTGCGAAACGCTGAATAAGTTGGTTGTAGTTTTCAACAGGTTTTGTCATAATGTTCTCTCTAATCTAGTTGTTGCTTGGTCTGGGAAATCCCTTGGTCTACTATCAGTAGCATTGTCAGTTCTAGGAGAACCTTCGTTTGCCTTCATAGTATGTTGATAGTTTGGTCTTTTATACCTCATATGGAACGGGTCAGGCATCCAGTAGGTAACTTGCCATTCTTGATCAGGACATAGTTCGAGATGTTTCTCTACAGTATGAGAGAAACTACCGAGTTGGATGTAACCATCGTGACTGACACACCTACCATCACCAGTGTCAACCAAGAACATCATTTTACTACTCAATCTCTCTGTCTCCAATCATCTGGTTTATCGTGATGAAACCAATCATTGATGTCATCGGCACTGTCGAACCCTGTTCTTGTATCAGATGGGTCGGGTTCGCCTAATCCCATCCTATTCAGAAAATCATCGGTACTGCCTTCTTCGATCCCTTTTGATGCTCGTCTTGCTTGACGCATCCATTCTCGGGCAGTTGTGTGACTCTTTGATAATTTCTCTGCCCAGATCATATCTGAGATTGATACTTCTTCGCCTTTGGAGATTTTCTTACAAATCGCTTCAAGTCGAAGTCGGTAAGCAGTAGAGAGCATTGTTTACGAGCGTTTTGATTATTTAGAACCAAGTATCTCTTTTAAGGCATCAACCTTCTGGAATTCAGCGTACGCTGACTCTGATCGATCCGAAAGGATACCAAGGATGTCTGCCAGAATGTCATCGTTATCAACGTCATCGTTGATGTAGGAGTCTAACGCTTCCTGTAAGTAGCGTCTCCTGTTCCATTCTGGGGAATAGGGTTTGTAGTGTGGCATTATTAAAATGGCAATTCCTCTTCACATCTTACCACATCTGTCAACTCAAAGACAATAGGGTGGCAAGATTCCATAATGAGGTACTGGGAGTGCCTATAAAGTTCCTCCATAGTATAGCACATTTTTTCAGAACATTCATCAATCAACTCAGGAGTTGGTCGATCAACTTCATCAAATGTAAAGGGGATACCATTAATGTACCACATCTTGACAATACCTTGTCCGTGGATAAGTCTAAAATCTGAATTTACCGTGTACATTTTACAAACTCAAAAGGTCCTTTTTCTGATCCCCATAGGAGAGTTCCTGATTTGTCCCAACCTTTGTCAGACGTTTCCCAAGAGTCTTTAGTAAGTCTTGCCTTGGTTTCAACTCTCCTACCTTGTTCGTCAATCCTTTCAGATTTACCGACCCAAACACAATCTTGGACTTCTGTGAACGTCATATCACTGACGTTGATTCCATCTTTGAAAGTTTGTAGGACAATTTGGTCATTATCAACAACAATCTTATGCTCTCTCTGGCGATATACATCACCATTCCAGTCATACCATTGTTTAGTTTTCAATACGTCATCTTCATAGTACCACTCGTAATGTACATAAGCAAATGATGTCGGGTTGAGTTGACATTGCTTGATGTTATGCCAGTGGTGGACTAAGTGATCAAGAAACTTCTTCATAGATCTAATCTATATATTTTCTTTTGAAAATGAATGGTCCTGGGGTTTTACCCCACGTCATACCTTTGTCAATAGATGTAAATTCTTCAGCAGTTACAGTAACGTAAGAATATACGTCTTCACCTCTGCTGTTCTTAGCATCCTGTTCGGTTCTGCCGCAATAACCACCCTCTCCTACTTTAGTGAAGAGCATACTAGGTTCTTGAGTGCCATCTTTGCGAAAGGTCTGTAACTCAAGATGATTACCTTTATCCAAGAGTTTGTGATTACGCTCTCGGTACATCTCTCCATTCCAGTCATACCACTGTGCAGAATGAATCTCCCCCTCTTCTTCCCAGAACTGATAGTGAACGTGGGAGAAATGAGAAGGAGAATTTTGTGCCTGTTGTTTGTTTTCCCAAGGGTGAAACAACAATGACTTTAACTCTTCAATCTGGGTCACAGCATCTTATGAGCGGCAGCAGTCTCCTGTGCAACGTGTACACCGAGTTCGCCTTCGCTAGGTAGGTTGTCCAAATTAGGTAGTTCTTCTTCATTAAGAAGTGAATCTACTTCAGAACCAATATTACGTCCTGGGGCAACTTGTGTCATAACAACATTGCCTTTAGGTGCTTCGATGAGAACATTCTCACCGCGTTCAACAAGTTTAAGCAAGAAATCGAAGTTTTCTTGTGCTTCTTCTACAGATACTCTAATCATTGTTTTTAGTGGTCGTGGTCATCAAATGGATCGTCAAGTCCCTCGTTATCGAAGAACCCTTTGTAGACACCATAGAGAACAAACATCACAACGATAACCATAATGGAGATCGGAAAGGTGATGTTTGGATCAGCGTTGTAATGAGGGATCATCATAGCAAATAACAAATAGATTCGGTGTCAACTGCGCCTTGGACATTAGTTACGGATTCTCGGAATCCTTCTGCTCCTTCTTCGGTGAACTGATACCGAATCTTTTCAATGTTTCCATCACTAACTTGTATGGACAGGGTGCGTTTCGGAAAATTGATCCAAACATAATCAACGTACAGGTGGTCTAGGTACTCGTCAGTCATTTGTATGTAGGATAGCAATCGATAACTTGCAGACCATACATAGATGCTGCGGTTTGACGTGCCTCTTGTGCAGAGAACACTTCGTCAATTATAACACGTTTGATTGGACCGTTGGGTCTACGAAGAAGAACTTCGTACTTCCTTGCAGGCATTGAATTCTTGTGACTGACCTTAGTATAGCACTAATTCAGCATAATGGGTAGTCCAACGAACTGTGCTAGACCACCTGTGCAACCTGCTGTGTAGACTCCAGTTCCAACTGTATATGCCATAGCACCGTTGTTGACAGTGTTTAGGATGGCACCACCTGCTCCTGTAACGAATTCTCCGATACCACCTTTAGGTGTTTTAACCAGAGTCAAGTGACCACCACCTGTACCTGTAACTAGATCCACCATACCCCCAGGTTGTCCTGTACACTCAGCAATACGAACGTGTGCAGCAGGGAGAGGTGATGTACCTGCTCCTGATCCACAGATAGTAAGGTCAAGACCTTTGATCATTGTGCATCTACCTGTCAATCCAGGGATTACATTAGTCATTCCGATGTTCTGGAAAATGACATTGTTAATAAACTCAGACTTCCACGCTGCTTCATTGATGATCTCACCAGAAACAGTGTTCATTAATGTTGTACACTTATTATTAATTGCTGAAGCGTTGAAACTCAACTCATTGTGAGCATTCAATTTGATATTTGCTGCTTGAATCTGATAATCACCCTCATAAGCAACGTTATAATCTGATGAATATGTTTGTGCTGCTTTGGATTGCTTTGCACCTGATGCAGGTTCACCAGTCTTTGAATCTGTCTCAACATTCTGTGAGAGATGAGTATTGAATGCACCACCAACCTCAAGGTTGAAATCACCCATAACTTTGAGGTTAAGATCACCCTCAACAGTCAGAGTTTTATTCTTCTTGACAGTCTTGCAATCATCTCTACCAATGATCTTTGTATCATTTCCAGGGACGTTTGTATGTTGGTCACCCAACACGGTGGCGATCACAGTCTGACCACCTGCGTGCTGAACAATAGTTTTCTCTTTTCCTGGGGTGTTGTCTTGGATAGTTTTTGCACCATTCAAGAATGATTCTGCTTGTGTAGCATATACATCAAGATTCGTGAAAAGATTACTGAGGTAACTTCCTTTCTTTCCTGTCTTTGCCCCACCACCAGAATATGCAGTAACTTCTTCTTCTAAGAAGTCTGGAACACTAGAACACGTCGTTGTACCCAACAAGGGCATCCAGAATTTAATTTTCGGTCGTTTAATCTTCCTCCCGCAATCTCTGTTTCCAAACAGTGCTGCAAGGATACCAAGAATGATTGAAACAAGTGATTGGAAGTTTAACTTAGAGAAATCAAATTCAAAAAGAGTATCTAGTGTACCTTTGATTTTACGAGCAACACCAGTTGCATTCTTTGCCATAGCAAGTGCTGATGTAATCTTATTAGCAACTCCAGAAACTTTACCAATAGCACCTTGAACCTTACCAATAACTGCGTTAACTGTATCAGTAACTTTATCAGCAAAACCACCGACAACTTTAGTAACTACCTTGCCTGCAATATCATTGGCGAATCCACTAATATCTCCCATTGCACTCTGAAGTTGTTTGATAATATAATTTGCTTCGAAGTTACAGAACAAGTTGGTAATGAAGTCTGCAAGTTTTAGGATTGAAGAGATAACTCCTGTAGGGACAACATTACTAATAGCAGACATAATCTTATCCATAATTGCCTCGATGCCTTTTGCAAGCATCTGTTTCAAGGAACTTAGGATACCAGTCATAGCAGAAGAAACATAGTTCTTGATGCCTGCCATCGATTCATTCATCACATCGTTGAAAACCTTCTTACCAGTAATCAATGAAGTGAGATTACCATCTAAGTCAGTCGCGAGTGTGCCGCTAAGATTGCCGAACTCTGTCAGCATTCTTTGTAGGTCTTTTTCAAAACCGTCCCCACTTGGACCGACCGCTCCATCAGCAACACCTTGTGCTTCTGCAGGAACCTTAGTAGGGTTTGTGTATGGATTTCCAGGTAGTTGTTGCTCTAGGATTGAAAGCAATCCTCTAGACTTTTCTTCACCACCACCCTCGTCACCAACCTGTTGACTTGGATCTACGTTAAATGAAGTACCTTGGTGTGAAACTTGTCCTTTTACATCTTTTGATGCAGGTGGCATTGAATCATCGTCAAGTGCCTCATCATTAGATGCAATAGTAGTTGCACTGATCTTCTCATCTGACGTAGGTGTAGTGTCTCCCGTTTTGGGATCACTCATACCACGGAATCCACGAAGGGATCCCATCACAACAGGAAGTTGTGCTTCTTCACCATCCAAAAAGAAACCTAGAACCTGTGCACCAACCTGCAGTTCAGTCTTAGTACCAGTATTCTTGATACCTGCCTGATCTGTAGGAAGCATAACAACTGCCCACGGTAAATCTGCAGTAGGGACTTTATCAAGATACGATTCGCCGCCAGCACCAGTGTACCAACCGACAATACGCACTTTGACCCTACCGATCATCTGAGGATCTTTAATAGACTCGACTTCTCCGATCCACCAAGTGAACCCGTCGCGTCCCATTACATCAGATTTTCCGATAGCAGCAGTTAAACTCACAGCGATATAGATTTTTTATTATTTAGCAAGGGACTCAACATAGTTATTAAAACTCTCTGACATACGATGATAACCGCTGCCAATATAAATTTGTCCTGCCACAACAGCAACAGTACAGAGTCCCCAAAAGATGTAGTAAGGTGATGATTTCACTTGATGAAAATGCTTTTTCTTCATTGACGTGGATAATAAACTTCAACAAATGAGTTGCACTTAGGACAACTCAGATTAGTAACCATAGAATACTCCGACGAGGTGACTGGATAGTCTTCTTCATCGAGACTATGGTCACCTCCCCAGATTAACTCAGTTTGGCAATGCCAACAATTCATTTGATGTATTTGTTTTTGAGTAACCACTTCCTTGTGAGAGGAGTGGGTGAGTAATGTTCCCACATAGGAGTATTTGATGCACAGACTTTAAGTGCTTGTGCAGTCATACCCTCTGTGTGCCCTGCCCAAAACGCTTCCTTTTCCCAAGGGATTGCCGAGGGTTGTTGGAAATACGTTTTCTCTGCCATATTCTGCCACATTTTAGGAACTTGGTCCTCTGGGTGAATAATAGCGATCAATGAATTGTTAAGGGTACCTGCCATACAATCCTGAGCAGCGTGCCAACCTTCGTGCCTGACTACTGCCATAAACACGTGAGGACGACTGACGTGTGCCTCATTTAGATAGAAATGATTACTCACAGTATGGTAAACACCTCTATGTCCAACAGGAAAATACTTTGGACTTGCAATATAAACGTTAATTCCTAATTTGTCAAATGATCTTGAAAGACTATCGAATTCTTTTCTAACTGTAGAGAAGTTTTGATTAGAAAAAATCTTTTGTACATCGTTCGTGTTACGAACTCTTTTTACATCTTCTGTACACTCCTGTAGGAGCATACATCCCATAGCATCATTTGTAAACCATCCTTTAGTAATTTTACCTTCAATAGGTTTTGGTAGGGGGTTTGCTGCTACAGGTAAACTCAAACTCAACAATGTCGCCAATAGGACATTACGCATACGAAATCCATCCAGTTACAATAAGTTTTTCTTCGTTTGGTGCGGGGTTACCGTGATGAATATGTGTCCAATCTACAGGCCACAACAGGGTTAAACCCTTTTCTGGTTGAATCTGTAGGTCTTGATGAACCCATTGTGTATCACCACCTTCCTTCACGGTGTTTAGGTATGTCATCCAGACAAGATGTCTGAAAGATGTGGTCTTATTTGAACCCACTCTTTCGCAGTGGGGTTGTGTAAATGCTTGCCCTGGTTCATACTTCTGGATATTGAATGGTTCGATAACCTCCAAATCCGCCATTTTTGCCCAGGGATATTGATCGACGTACAATTGAATGCACGCTTGTACCTCATCCAAATAATTTGTAATTCTCGGATCTTTGATCCAAGATGGCACAGACATATCCGTGGAGTTCTTGATCAGTGGATCAGTTCCACCACTATATTCACCAGGGACTTTGGCAAGATAATCACAGGTGTTGTAAAAATCCACTACACCGTCAATGATTTCTTCTTTTATTTTGCCACCTGCAATAAACGATTGTACTGCTGCCATAATAATAGATGATAGGTTATTAGTCTTCATAAACCAGACATTCTGGTTCTGAAGGGTTTTGATCACAATAAAGTTCTAGGTAAGTAGGATCGTGATGATCTCCTGCTTCAATTTCCTTTTTGTGATGTTCTGCGTAATCTTCCAAGTCGTGAAGTTCGCCCTCGATGTGACGACGAGTCTGAGGACTTGTCTGTGGATTATCGAGAATCTCTTTATCTTTTTGAATGTGGTCTTCGATGTTTTTCATTAGGTCTCCTTTATGAGGTTACACTATCTTTAGATAGTTGTAAGTGGGTAGTTAATCCAGTAGGACTATAGTCGTGTTTTAGTCCTACGACAAGATAACGCCCCGAATATACAGGATCCAATACAGTTCTCTCCTCTACGTTAGAAGATGCAGGAATTTTACATTGAATTACCATACCGACAGCCAATGATACATTACCTGGGATGGTTATGTCAAGTCTTATAGAATTAAGTAACTGCCATCGTGAGTAAGCGTATGCACTCGCTGCGATGGTATCATTATCCATATTTCCTGCAGTATCAGTTCCATCTTGAGGCGTTTTCGCGTTCTTCATTCCAGGTAGAGCACGGATTTTAACTCTGGTAGGTTTTTTGTCATCAAAGTATGCTTCCTTAATCTTAGGAAAAGGGAAAGCATCATTAAGTGTTTCTGCCTGTCCAAATACCTCAACTAATGATTGAGTCCTTGGCGGTGAGATCGAACCAGAGGGTCCACTCTTTCCACTCCCTGCTGTAGGGAGATTACCTGAAGTGAGTGCAGGTGCTTTAACACCGATAACGGTATTTACATATGCACCAGTTCGCATTTTTTCCAGATGGTTGCCCTGATCTGGATAATTCATACTTTCGATACTGTAAGCATTATACTCGGCATTGCCGACATTTGCTTGTTCATATGTGAACGTCGGGATAGTTCCCTTGTTCATTAATTCTCCCTTGGTAAGAGTATCTATAGTATTAAAATAGAACCCATTCTTGTTTTCAAAGAACAAATATCCTGCCTTGTTGTTTTCAGATGAAACAATTTTATCAGAAATATATGCAATAACGTCAAATGGTCTCCAAGAGGGAGATATAAAATTGAAGTTACCTTTAGAACCTTCGTACGAATACTTCCGTCCAGATGACTTCAAAAACTTTCTGACAATTTCTTTTACGTGAGATGATCCAGTCTTATATCTAAATGCTTTGAACACTCTATTAGTTTCATTATTATATGCTTCTGGTGAAACTGTAAATATCACATATGATTGTGCTCTTTCAGATTTAGTTACTGCACCAATCTTGAAAATACGTTGTCTGACGATTAGAGGTTGATCTGGAGCACTATCTGACTCTAGTTCTAGTTGGATAAATTCATTACCAGTTAGATCAGAAATCAAGTCAATAGTGTCCATTATCGCAATCTCCATTCTGACCGAAGGAGAATCAATAGACTCAATGTAATTAAATCCAGGGCAGACACCTCTAATATCTACTGCCTTTCCCCCGTCAGGTGACAGTTCCTGAATCTTTTCTGATGGAACATAGTCATCTGCCAAATACAGATTAAACTGTTTAATTTTATACCCTTTTGCTTGGTACGTTGATTCAGACATCAGAACAGATTACTCAGTACACTAGCGGATTCAGCAACTCTACCAAACCTACTAGACAAGAAGTCAGTCGCTGGATTGGGTCTACCTTTTTGTACAACAGGGGCACCGCCACCACCACCTGAACTACTTTTAGCAGTAGGTAGTACGATTGCTTCAGCAACCATAGTCTCTATACTAGAATTTAGGTCATCAGTCTTGACCTTAGAAGCAATACTCTTGATATTTGCAACTGTTTTGCTAATAATATTACCAGTTCTTTCTTTAAGTGCAGGTGGCATAATATCAACAACCCTATTCACAACACCACCAATATTCTGTGCAGCAACATTGATATGTGGTTGCATAAAGTTCATTGCTGCCTGTGCACCTGGGGGTAGAGTTGCCGATCCCATTGCTGTCCCTATACCTTTCAACATACCACCAAATGAATATCCTTTATATTGTCCATAATTTGATGGGGGTAATGATGAAACTGCTGTTGATATTTTAGGTGAGAAATTAAAAGGAACTGTACCACCCGTAGAAAATCCAGGGACTTTATATCCTGCAGAAGTTGCTTGTTGAATTCTTCTACTAGTAAGTCCAGGGTCTTTCTTAGTATGAGGGGTATTAAATGGAACAACAAAACCCCCAGAGGATCTTTGTGCCACATATTCAGTTCCGTGTCCGATAAAGGATACAGACTTACCACCATCGAGTGATACTGGGTAACCTGATTGTGGTCCAGAGATCCAACCACCATTCGACTTCTCAGGTAGAACTGCAGTCTGTGGTCGAATCAGACCACCTATTGACATCTGTTGTTGTTCTTCTGCGTTCTTTGCTTCTGCCGCGTCCATTCTCTCCTGCACCCCAGGAATCATCTTGAGGAAACCAGTCAACCCTTCGATCATTTTGATCAGTGGGAAGAATGCCGCTTTACCCATAAATTCGGCAAACGACAGTAATTTAGGTAGATGTGGTTTGATCGCATCTACTATCATCTGCAATGGAGGACCCACTGCTTTGAAAAGTTCTGAAATTGCCTCTCTTAAAGGTTTAAAGAACGTGTCAAGTGTCTCCATCATAAAGTCAAATGCTTCCTTAATAGTATTGAAGAAATTACCAACTATAGGTCCAAGGAACTTGCCTGCCTCTTTTCCTAGTAATCCACCAACAGCGTTACCAATTAAACCACCGATAGGACCTGCAATCTTATTACCGATCATACCAAGTGCCATACCGCCACCTGCAGCACCAATACCAGCACCTCTCGCCGCTGCCATCCTATCTTCTTCAACACCATCATAATTTGCTGCTACATCTTGATATGCCAAGACTCCTTGTGTGCCTGCCATTGCTAACTGACCCAGAGGGTTGCCACCAAGGAATTTACCCAGATTCAGGATACCTTTACCAATGGTACTAATAATACTGGTAAATGCTTTGATAGTTCCAATAGGATTCTTCAGGAACGCTAAACCTGCTAATACAGCAAGTCCTGCACCAAGCATTTTTGCTGCTGCTTGGAATCTAGTCCATCCATCACTATCTTCGCCAAATAACTCACTATATTTTGTTCTCCACCAATTTATCGTGTCTCCAATCCACTTGAAGAGCCCAGTTATCATCTCAAACGCTTTTACTATCTTCTCTCGGTTCTCTTTCTTAGATAACCAATTAAGTGCACCAAATAGGAATAGGTTTTTAAGGAACTTCATCAGATAGTCCATAAATCCCAAACCAGCACCCTTTGTGGCACTGATTGCACTATCTGCAGTATCTCCTTTTGCTTCTATCGCTGCTTCTCTTTGTCTATCTGCTTGAAGAGCAGCAAAGCGGCGCTGCTCATCCATAAGTCTTTGTTGTGCTACTTGGTTCTTCTTCAGTGCAAGACCAATACTATTTACAGTCGCTCCTAGAGAATTAATTGCTTTAACTGTCGGGACGAAACCTGTGGTGGTAAATGTTTTTTTACCGACAGTCATCTGTGCACCATCTGCCTCTTTAGGTGGTGTGACGTATTTGTATAGTCTTATCTTAGTCATAGTTTATAAACCGTGGAATCCACCCATACCTGTTAGAGAATAGTCACTAGGTGATGTGACCGTTTGTACTCCTATCACACCAGTCTCTGAGACAACAGGTTTAATAATTGGTTGAAATACTACCATTGAAGATCCATCTGCGGAACTTAGTTCGGTATCTTGTTGTTGAGAAGCAGTAGTCAACTGAGTTGTACGATTATTTAGGTTACTACTCGTACTTACCTTCGTTTTTTCACCTTCCTCTATCTGACCTGCTGAAGGCATACCTTTTAATCTAATACCACCACCCCATTTTGCCCAATTCAAGACACCTGAAAGAGAACGTTTGTGAAAACCCTTTCTATCGTTGTGGTCATACTGATCACCATTACCTGCGTAAACACCAACGTGTGTGACAGCACCAGGAGTGTACTTTCCTGGTCGAGTTGTGTCTCTATAGAGAAGAATATCTCCAGGTTTTAGTTGAGATTTGTTCATAATATGTTTACCAACATCTGTACCCGCAAAAGATGCTGCCATCCTTGGTCCGATGTGTGCTGTACCATCAGGGTCAAGATTACCTGTCTTTGTTGCAACAGTTGCCCATTGAGGATGTCCTACTGCCTTGAGGTATTGACGAACTGAATCAGCACATCTGTTAACAGTTCCTTTACCAAAACCTACAGTTTTTGTCAGTGCACCTTGTACTTTGCCACTATTTAATTTTGCTATCCTCATATCTCCTGTACCATCATTACCACCATCAGGAATCGCCCCTGGATCGGAAACCATATCAGTTTGAGGTTGTGCCATCTCAAACTGTGCCAATGCTGCCTTGGAACTCGCTGCTTTCTTTTCAGCGAACGGTATTAAAACCTCCTCCCAGTGCTTGATTTTTTCATCGATGGTTGAACTAACCCCATACCCATTGAATGCGTGCATTCCTGGGGCACCATTAGATGTAATGAAGGTACCATCAACCATTGGCCAGACAGTTCTCTTGTCACCTTCACCATTTGCAGACTGTGCCTTTAAGTCTGCAAGTTCTTTCTTCAATCTCTTCACATCATAATTTTCATTCTCTAGCTGTGCTTGTGCCTTTTGACCATCAGAACCAATGAGTCTTGTTATAGTATTCCCTGTTCCTGAAACGAAGGATCCAATATTATTAATTGCCCAGATCGCTTTCTCAAATATCCAGACAATACTATCTAACGCTCTCTTAGCAGCAGGACCAATAATATAGTCCATCAAACCTTGGAAAGCAGCACCTGCAATAGGTGCAATAAATTCAAGCACCATATCAAGGACGTGCTTCAAAGGTTCAAACAAATCTTGTATTGCTGTTGCAACTGGTTTTACAAATGCATTAAACATTGGTAGAGCAATATTCTTAAAGAAATCTCCAAGAGGTTTCAGAATAGGTTCTATTGCCTCTCCAAGGAACGCTCCAATCTTATCTCCAAAGAACCCACCTAGAACACCACCCACAATGGGTGCAAATGGTCCTAGGACAGGTGTTAACAGTGCAGTGACCGCAACTGTACCAATGGTGGCACCGATACCTCCACCTGCTGCCACATTCATACTGTCACCAGCAGCGAGTCTGGATCCAAATGAGAGTGCACCTGCAAATATACCTCCACCAACACCAGATCGCATAAAGCGACCCATACCTGTCATACCTTTAAATCCTGCCCTTCCTGCAATACGACCACCGAATCTTGATTTAGATGCATTACCACCAAATCTTCTAGCATATCTCTGTCGTGCTGCCTTCGATGCATTACCAGACCTAACACCTCTAGGTGGTCTCTTTGGTCGAGTATTATTCTTTAAGAAATTATTTTGATTTACTTTCTTTGCGTTCTTTGCGGCAGTGGTACGATTAGTTTTAAATAATTTTGATAGTTTACCAATATCTCCTGCCAACTTCCAGGGCATTAAAATCCTACTTGCCAACTTGAGCGCGGCGAGACCCCCTACAACTTTCAGCGCCCTCATTAAGTAACTGTCGTTCCCATCTGGATCGAACAGTCCATCGTATAGGGTTCGGAAACCCCACGCTCCGACCTTCCAAACAGTTCCTAACCACTTACCGATCCATTCGAACCCAGTCCGAACCGCCTCTTTGTTTTCCTTCTTAGACAACCAGTCTAATGCAAAGTATGTACCAAGAGTTGTAGCAAATGCAATCAGTGGTTCTATTAATGGTCCTAGGAATCCAAAGAGACCACTCCCACCACGTTTTGAATATCCTCTTGAGTTCGCCTCTTTTTCTATCTCATCAGTTGCTTGCTTCTCAATCTTATTTTCTCTCGCCCTGTCCTGTGCTAGAGATTTTCTCCCTTGCACAGCGTACGCTGCATCAAGTCGTGCTTGGTGTCCTGCTGTGAGAATCTTACCAACATCGGTGACAGTATGTCCCAATCGGTTGACCGCTAGGGTCATTGACATTGCAGGATCCTTCTTGTCCATACCAGAGGTAGTGACAGGAATAAAGTTTCTTATTGATAACTTGGGTGCTGCTTTTGCCATTAAAGTGACTGGTGTTGTCCCGCCTGCTGGCGTTGTCTTGCCTCTTCTTCACGTAAGTAACGCATCAAGAGGTTCACATAAACATCCCTTTCCCACGGCATCATATTTTCAAGTTCTGTGAGACTATACTTATGATGTTGCATCAAAGCAAAATTAGTCTCATACATATTCATCAACGAATCGTGCGCTAGGGCTACGCGAAAAAACTTGCTAGTCCTTCGAGTAAGATTGGTGATGTAACTTCAGTCTTCGGATTGAAAACCTCAATAGTATGGGAGAGTTTAGGCATAGTTTCAAAGAACTTCTGAACTAAAGCAAACTGTTGTGAGTTCATATTTTCATAGAATTCAACTAGTTCTTTAGTTGTAGAATCTTTTCCTTCATATACATCCTCACCTTCAGCAATACTTTCAGTACAACTAGCAGCGAGTTTGAATAGATCGTCTACACCTGGGTTGTCAACGAGATTATTCTTCACAAACACATCCAAGGATGGATATTTCATAGTGATGGTAACTTCATCGGTGACTTTGAGAATGGTGGTATGTTCCTTAGGAATCTGTACCTTAACTTCATCAAGGTTGACTTCAACATCAACTTGAGTCTTCTCATCATCAGGGCAAGTGATTTTAAATTCACTCACCTCACCAACAGATTTACCACGGATCTTAAGAAAGAGATATTCAATATCGAATGTAGCAAGATCGTCAAGTTTCTTGAGGTTGGTACAATTCTTGATAATCTCTTTCACCGCTTTGATCATCTCTTTGTTATCCTGTGTTTCCATAGCAAGGTAAAGAAGTTTCTCTTCTCTCACTAGGAATGGTCTATAGGTAACCTTTTGACCACGAGGAAGCACGCATTCATAATCTGGAATGCTCAGTTTGGGTAAAGGCATCGTGTAAAATTACAATTCAGTAAAACTATTTAGACCCCGACGTAGGTCCTTAAATCATTATCGTCGAGAACACTATCTATATTGTTTATAACCTTTTCTTTGGTCCAACCATTTACCTTGTCCTGTTTTGTAGTAAATCTATAACGCTCAAACTTAAACTGTACATCTAATCTAATTATTTCTGAATTACTATTACCGAAGGTCATTGTACCTAGGTTGAATGGATATGCTCCAGTGAATCTCCAGACACCAACTGCTTTATTTAAACGTGTTTGATATGTCTGTCCTTTCTTCTTAGTCTTTACAACAAAGTTAGATCCTCTCTCCCATTTCCTTACAATGATGTCACAAATATAATCATCATAGAAACTGACTCTGTTCTCACCATCAGGTGCAATAGAATTCATCCAAGTCTCAAAGAAATCTCTATGCCACTGGTTCTTTGTCACTAAGAATGAGATTGCTAGTTCATTAGGTGTCTGTCCTGTTACATATGATCTTTGAAGACCAAAGTTCTGAGTGTCTCCAGTCGTCAAGTTTCTTGAAGGGATAGTAACTTGATCAGCAAAATAATTTACAGCGTCATAATATTCTCTTCCATATGCAATCGTCCCACCACCATTAAGTGCTGCAGATCCTAGAACACCAGGGAATCCGACCTCTACTGAGTAAAGATTACCACGGGAAGGTTCCCACGCTCCCTTAGCAACAAGGTCTGTGAATGATCGAAATGAATTAGGTGCTGCGTATGACATTAGAGTCTCTTTAATACTAACGATGTTGGTACGGGTATGTTTCTTCCGTTGACAGTGGTTACAAATTCTTCAGAGGGAATCAAACCAATATCTGCCCACTCAGAGTTTTCAATGCTGTAATAGGGTGATAGAACATTACTTCGCAAGTATTTATGCAGAGTAACGGGAGGTGGTGACGGGGTGAACCCTGAGACCCGTGCTTGAGGTGGTAGATAGTGTACATTAGCACCCCAAAAGTGGTTCGCTGACTCACCTATAACATACACCAAAGGATACTTATCCCAGAACTGATACTTCTCTGCATACTCTGCTGTGTACTGGAAAGTACATACTCCTCCCACAGCAGGACCATCTATGCCACGACCTGACAGGTAGAAGAACAACTGACTCCTCCACCAAGAGGGTGACTGTGCTTTATAGTTTGCTAGATCTCTTAGATCTTGATAGACGCTCATACTTTGAGTTCTTTTTCTGTGAGTATCATAAATTTCATCTTACGATCTGCACAATACTCACGTGCTGCCTTCCACTTCGCCTGATTGACTCCGTACGTGGCAATCTCTGTCAATAATCTCTTAGTCTTCCTACCTTTTTTAGGTGGAAGAGTTTGTGCCTTGGGTTTTACCTCCACTATATATTTAGTAGTACCAGAGGAAGTTCTTCCTTTGATGTAGAAATCTGGAAAATATCTGTGTATTCTATTGTCAATAGGTGAAACATAGGGAATGATTATCTCCTCTGAACCCCATTCGATGACGTTCTCATTCTTATCGCACCACACCATTAATTTACGTTCCCACAAACTTCTATAAATAATATTCGTAGGGTCACCTTTGTATTTTCCTGGGTAACTAGGTCTGAACCTTCCAGAATAACTTCGCTGCATATGACTACCCCACTAGTTTACCCAAGAACATTGCCATCCGACGTACTCGGATCGAGACGTGAAATCTCTCGCGAAGATACTTTTGCGACTAAACTCGTAGATTATCTTAAAATTCAAGTGTACGATCCTCAACAGGGTGGTAATCCTTATACTTATGTAGGCAACGACGGTAAACCCGTAGCAGAACCTTTTAGGAATGCATCTGATGCAGGATTAGTTGGTAATGTATTTTTATATTTACCTAATGGTTTACAAGAAAGTTATACAGCGATGTATAATGAAACCACTTTAGGTGCAGTAGGTCTTGGTGCTTTGCAAGCAGCAAGTAATCCGACTCAAGACAATGCTGTTGATACTCTACAACAAACAGCAGGAACTTTAAAACCAGAGTTTTTAATGAACTCAATCTCATCTGCTGTCGGTACAGTTAACTCTGGACTAGGTGTAGGTGGAGATATTGATGGTAATGCTTTGTCTGCTATTGCAACTAAGAAAATATTCAACCCATACCAAGAAGTTACATTCAAAGGTGTGGCATATAGAAACCATACATTTAACTTTAAGATTGCACCACGTAATGCTAAGGAAGCACAAGAAGCACTAGGTATATTCCAACTCCTCCGTTATGCTATGCATCCTACGATGTCTGGTAGTAATGCTGATGCGATCAAGAGAATGTTTCAGTTAGGTCTCACCAGTGATGATGAAAAAGTTAGAAATCGTTCAACAGAAGCATCGAATGCTCTTTCAACAGGAAATGATACTGATGTAGGAACTCTGAACAACGCTAGGTTCCTAAACATTCCAAACTATTTCAGACTCGGTATTGTTCGTGTCAAAGCACAAGAGACTGAGAATGGTGATGATCTTAGGATTACAGGCAATGGTGGTATGCTCAAGACTATTCACTCATTCCCTTCCAAGGTTGTACTTGAGAATCTACAGTTGAATACATCACCTGACAACTTTATGAATACTTTGAGAGATATTACTGATAATACTTGGGACTATGGTCCAGTTGCATATACAATGACTCTCACCTTCAAGGAAACTCAATTCCTTACTTCAGATATGTTTGCAAGAGGTTAACAATGGCATACTTCAAATATTTACCTAACGTATATGTAAGAAACAGAACGTTCCTTAATGGTTCCCATCCATATGAACTGACTGTTAATATCTTCCGTCGTATTAAGATCCGAGATCTATACAAAGGAGAACTCTTAGGGTTCACTAAGTATGCTATCAAAGATAACGAACGTCCTGATCAAGTTGCAAAGAAAGCATATGGTGATAGTGGATTGGACTGGATTGTGTTACTTGTGAACAACATCATCAATGTAAACAATGAATGGCCAGTAACAAGAGAGGACCTTTATAATATATGTGTAGACAGATTCGGTACTGTAGATAGTGTTCATCACTATGAAACTAAAGAGATTAAAAATAGTAATGGTGATGTGATTCTACCTGAAGGTCTTCAAGTCAATGAGAATTTTCAGTACGTCAAACCAGATGGTACACTGACTCCTAAGTTTGATTCTCGTAGACCTATTAGTAATTATGAAACGATGGATGAAGAGAATGAATATAAACGTCAGATCTATTTGCTACGTGGTGCATACGTTGATGACTTTGTGAATGAGTTCAGAAGACTCAGTAAGTATCTACCTAGTGATGAAGTAGATTCTGAAGGCAATAAGAAAACCCCTACCACATTGGCAGAGGAGTTCATTGGTATCACTAACTATAGAAAACCAAGTCAGAGCACAGCGTCAACTGGTTCTGCACGTGGTGGTGGATCATCTACTGCTCTCATTGCATCTGGTGGTGGGTCAGGTACTGCAGGTGTTGCAGCAGCAATACAAGAAGTAACTACTGGGACTAGCAGTACAGGTACAACAAGTAATAGCACTACATCATACAATACAGAGACAGCAAGCAGCAGTTCATCATCATCCAGTTCTAGTTCTTCCTCGTCTAGTTCTTCTTCCTCTTCCAGTTCTTCTTCATCATCTGGATCATCTGGATCCTCAGGTGGATATGGAGGATATTAATGCTTTGTATTGAGGGAGCACAGTCTTTAAAATTAGAGTGTGCTCTTCGTGAATTGGGGTTTGTAGATATAGGTTGGAAAACTGTAGCACACGCAGGTATATTCTTTGTGCAACCAGTAGGAGTTCCTGATGTACCAGACGGAGATCTCCTAGGATTTCTTGTGACTATTCCATACGCAGAATGGCGGCGTCCTAAACTTAAGACGACCGCCAAACTTGCTTTAGATTATGCTCTAGGTTAGAAACACCAACCGTTTTTCTTGTAGAAATAACACGGTGTTCCGTGTTCGTTATGCTTATTAGGTGTGAAGAAATCACCGTGACCATAATGATAGTGGTGGTGATGACGATGTTGATGCCTTCGCTTAGGAACTGGTGTGTACCAACAGTTCCAAGTCTCAAACAATTTATCGTAAGTGCAATGTGAGGGTTCAACCTCATAGTTACCACTTCTCAACCGTGGTGCACGGTGGTGTGCCATCGCAGGTGTTGCGACAGACAGTAGCAGTAGTGCAATGGCAAATTTCTTCATAGGGTTCCTTTACTCTTCTTCTGCTAGTTTAGCAAAGTATGAGAGAGTGTCATCCTCACCTGTGTCACTTGTTGAAGTGGACACTTGTTCTGTCCAAGATGGTCCTGCTGTAGCACTGATAGTAGGAGCAGGTCCACGTCCTTCAGACTCGTCTTCAAGAGACTCATCAACCTGCAGAGCAGCAGTCTTAGGACCAAGCACAGACTTCAAACGTGCCTCAAGTTCTTCATAAGACTTGAATTGATCTGGTGAAGTGAACGATGCAAGATCGTGTGCCTGACCATAAACCTCTTCAAGTTTATCATCTTCGAAACCACCCAAAGTTTGTGGTGAAGTGAACGTTGAGTCATCGTAGTTCCAATAACCTGCAACCTGCTTGATCTTCAACTTGAAGTCAGCACCCTTCCAAAGATCGAAAGGATTGAATGCGGGTTCTGGATCGTAATCATTCTCATTGGGTTGCATCTTTGCCATAATCTTGTCAAAGATACGCTTGCCATACTTATAAAGAAATACTTTCCCTTCGTTCTCAGGATTCAATGGATCCTTTACAACGTAGATGTTACTGTAGTACGACAGTTTACGCTTTTGCTTACGTGCGATGTCCTTATCAGACTCGATACCAGAATTCCAAAGTGAAGAGTTCAGTGCAGAGACTGGATCCTTCTGTCCAAGAGTGGTAAGAGAGTTCTCGATGAACCAACCGCCAGGTCCTTGGAATGCGTGACTCCAAACCTGTGCCCAAGGAAGTTCTGCTCCCTCAGATTCTGGAAGGAAACGGATCACTGCGAATCCATTACCTGCTTTGTCTACCTGTGGTTTCCAGAAGCGTTCATCAACCTTCTTTCCACCGCTAGACATTTTCTCAATTTCCTTGGTCAAGTTAGCGAACTTACCTGACTTCTTTTTAAGATCTGCGAATGCCATTTGTATTAGTGTTAGTGTGTGTTGTGTGATTGTACTACCCATATAGGGTAACGTACTATTTAGTCGTTGTCAAGGTGTTGCTTACGCATATCCTTGAGTTTTGTCTCCATATCATCAAGAACTTCATTGATGTGCTTGCCTCCAGAATACATCTCTGAAAGCGTATCAATTTTGAACTTGATGTCTGCTGCCTCCTTGTCCTGATGTGCCATCAGAGCAAGTCTAGCATAGAAAACCTTTTGTTTGGCGATCAGTTCTAGAGTTCCCTCTAGATGCTCTCGCCTGCCTGCATCATCTAGTTCAGTAAACTTTACTGATAGTTTTGCTAATTCGAGATAGAGTTTCTCCATCTCTTGTACTTCACCACGTACGACTTCTGATTCGTAAAATGGATTGGTCATATTGGTAGGACTCCCCTTGATGTTCGTTTAACATAGTTTAATTCTTGGGCATTAAACTTTATCTTATCCTTCAGCGGTTTGCTGATGAGTTTGTTGACAGTATCCACCTCAATGTCAAGATCATCGCAGACAACAATGACTGCATCAATATAGTTGACAAGACCGTTGCTGTTTTTGACAACATCTTCAACAGCAGCAGAAAATTTCGCTTGTGTCATAAATTTGTCTTTGTATTCCTTCATTGTAGTTTATCCTGCATAAATTCGTTGATGTATTCAACAAGTAGTTGGTAATAATAATCAAGGTCTGTCTTCTGAATGATCTGCATAGATCCTTCTTCAGTGGAAATAATAGTTACAATACTATCAACCTTGACACCACACCGCTCGTAATACATCACAGCGTATGCAGTTTCTTGAACAAAGTAGTTCTCGATCCAGGATTCCTTCTTGGGTTTAGTAGAAGTTTTGAAATCAATGACTGATAACTTACCTTCATACTCAGCAATGCAGTCTACTCGACCTGCTATGCGAAGGTGATCACTGTAAAGAGGACTTTCAAGAAGATGAATGTTATTAATGTTGTTGAGAGTATCCTTAGCAGTCTTAAACATAAAAGATGCTAGTGGATTCTTTTCATCAAACTTGACAGTTTCATTCTTCAGGTAACATTCTACCATACTATGAAACTTATTGCCACGTGAGGAAGCACGACCTGAGATCTTGTTTGCTTCCTTCTCACCAACCCTCTTCCTCCACTTCATAATTTTGTCCTTAGTCCTGTGACTAGTGACTGTAGTGACGGATGGATACCATTTGTTTTCACCAACTTCATAGAGACGAAGACCATTACTCTTGGTAACAGCATTCATCTCAGTCAGTGGAACTGGAGGTCCCACTAAGTTAAACATAATTAAAATCCTAGATTGATTTTACTGATTAGATACTCACGTACCAAACCAGAACGCACGATGTCTTCGATACCAAATTCTACGCAGTCAAACGAACTCATTGTTTGAATGATCTTCATAAAATCTAGGACACCATTTTTTTCATTTGTTTTGATGAGGTCAGACTGTGTGTAGTCACCTGCAAAGATGATCTTACAGTTCTCTCCCACCCTAGTAATTATACTATCAAGTTCGTGAAAGTTCAAGTTGCTGAACTCATCGACGATAACAATACAATTATCCATCGTGACACCACGGATGAATGATGTTGACCAGAATGAAATAGTTTCCTGTGCTCTAAGATTATCGTAAAGCATTTCGAATGCAGCATCATCTGGCATTTCGAACATATACTTTACCATATTCTTGTAAGGAATCTGGTATAGGTTTGACTTGTCTTCGTGGTCACCTGGAAGGAAACCAATCTCTCTTGTGGGTACAAGAGAACGAACCATATAAACCTTCTCATATGCATTAGAAGGTTCTAGAACCTCCTTGAGTGCCATATAAAGACTGATAAATGTTTTACCAGTACCTGCTGCACCGTGAAGGCATAAGTTTTTACCTTCAGCATAAGACTTGAAGACCCGCTCCTGATTAGTGGTGATGGGTTCAATCGTCTTAAGATGTTCTTGATTGATTGGTTTCTTTCTTCGCATCTGTTTCGCTGAGCGTGAAAAGGATGAGACAGGTGTCTTTCTCTTGCGTTGTGGCATAATTTAGGTAAAGCGACTAAGGTTCGCTGCAGGGTGATCTGCTTGGATCTTTTGCATCACGTTTTTGAATCCTTCGGACTGTTTAGGTTTACCATAGACAGTACCGTTGTGTTGGTTCCCTAAGTATCTTTCCAACTCAGGATGTTCTTCTTTGTATTTATCCAGATCTTTGATCGACATAAAATTGGATGTGATCTCACCTGATTCTTTGTTAATCCATTCGTAGGTTGGCATCTATCTTAGAATAATGTGGGTGTTGAGGGTAACTTTATATAGGTCATACCCAGTCGTATGTGGCATCGTCTGGGAACTCTTCTATCATATCATACGGACCATCTAATTTACGTTTGTAATCTCTTTCATCCAAGACCTCATTGATAAGTTGTTTAAGTTCAACCTTCAATGCATCAGATAAAAGATTCATTTCGTTCACCTTCATAGGTGGGATGGCATCTCTTTGTGCTTGTATGTCGGAGGTTGTTCCACCTCCTGCTGACATTGCTTGTGTATCCATTATCTAAGGTCAAGAGTTTTAGTGTGAACACCGAACAATCCTCTGATAAAAATATTAAAAGAGAGACTCATTCGTGGTGTTAGATTTGTACCTTGTGGTACATAGTGTACTAGATGTGAGGGAAAAATACAAATCATACCTTGTTGAGGGGTAACTTTGTATAGAGAACTGTTGTACATATTCCAACCGTCAATGTCTGGTTCGATCATCTTGTACTGATTCTTATTGAAGATCAATTCGGATGATCCCTCAGGTGCTGTTAGGAATATGACACCACTAAACATACTATTAGTATGATCGTGAGAGTCCGCTGCTTCACCATCATTCAGTTTACTGATCCAAGAATTAGTAACTTGGATGTCGTACTTCTGACTGATACCTTGGACAGCATACACATACTGTTTGATGTGGTTGTTTGTCCATTCGACAAATCCTTTAGGCATTCTAGCAAGAATGTTAGGGTCTTGCGTTAGTGCTCCACCGCTAGGTACTTTACTGAATGAAAAACCTGACACTAGCGGAGTAACGTCAGGCATCTTACCATCATTATCAATATAAAGAGGTGATGAAAACAATGGAACAACTTCCATCGGCATCAGTCAATCCTCAAGCAAGGTTGTAGATCATCCCAGTAACTCTCATCAACACAGTTGCAATCCTCATCAGGACACCAGTCAAGAGCAGCAGAAATAATAGGGAACTGACAGATGAAGTGATTCTTCACGGTGTCAGCAATCTTTTTATGTTCTAGTTGCGTACCATTCTTCTCACGTAGTTCAATGTAATGGATCCAATTACGAAGATTGCCTGTCATATACAAACGAGTCGGTGTCGCCAGAGGTAACACAAATCTTGCTGACTCTTTTGCAATACCATCTTGAACCATCTTTTTATACAGGTCCATCGACTCATCAAAATGTTTACGGACTAGAATCTCATACTTTTGTCTAGTGAAATCATCAATGTCATCGATGGAATTCTGTCTGTTCTTTGTATCCTGTCTGCGTAGTGCAAACAAAGGGATTTCATTTTCAATCTGTGATGCATCTGCATAACGTTGAGAAAACTCTTGAAATGTAAACGACCTGTGCCTCAGAATCTGGGCAGCGATTGCTCTAGTCGTTGTGATCTCAAGAGTCATACTTGCTTGCTCAAATACAGACCAGTGTCCGTGCTTGATACAGTAACTCAGCAACCCAGAAATCTTAGGGTTGTCTTGATTTTTAGGGTTGCTCACACGAGCGATGTATCCAATAGTCTTTTCAGCATCAGGTGTGACGGAGACTAAGCATACCTTGGTAGGGTCAGTCGGCATTAGTAATAAACCTAGTTAGTACAATCATATAAAATGCGTGCAGATAATTTAGTGCCTTTAGTCCGAAGAGGTACGGCATTAAACCATTCCAACACACCATCAGAAGTAGCGGTCCAAGGAGGAAAACTCCAATGAACTTCCCAACTTGTTCGGGAGTGACTTCATATTCTTTCTTGGCATCATCAGAGTCTTCTTTGTTAAGACCCCTGATGTATGTCATTTTTTCTTGCCAGGAGGTTGAGGGTTTGGATTCCATAGTTTAGGTGAGATGCGTCCTTGGGTTTGATCAAACCTTTGAAACTTTTTTTTATACTTATCGTAGTAGTGATCAAAGATTCTACCTGTATCACCCATCGCTATATCATACTTGGGTTTGTCGGTCTCGTCAAGATAAGTAACAAGATACGAATTGTTTGGAAGCGTCCGATCGTTACCTGCTTCTAGTGGTACGTTCTCTTTGATTAATTTCATTAACCGTTCTGACTCCGACCACCCCAGTTGATAGTTGGGAACGCTTCACTCACAACATTTTTTGTGATACGAAATTTCTTGTGCAGTTTCTTATCCTTTACAAGACAGAGGATTGCTGCTTCATCTTTGTGCAACCCTTCACACATTTGAATAAACATATTCTCACGTGTCATCTTGTTGATGTTTTCTGCACCACCCTTGATGAAGTAATAAAACTTACGTCCTTCTTTCTCTAGAAGTGTATGCTCTGTTCCTTGGGGTGCATCGTTTGGTCGGTAAGGTACTTCACCTTCTGGTACGATGGACTGTACAGACTCATCAAAGTTCCAGATGAACAGTGACCTGAGTGACTGTGAGTTATTTTCTTGAAGGATTTTTACCTTCTCTGCTTTTGTTTTAGCGTTGTGTGCTTTCTGCAGAATTTCAGAAATCATAAGTTTGAATGCCATAGTTAAAAGTCTCCTATTTGTTGGAGCAAATCATTTAGTTCGTTGTCTACAAGGTACTTCCACACGTACTTACGTGCAGGAGGATTAAAACTCTCATAGGTATCTATAATCTTTTCTTCAACCTCTTTTGGGATACAAGAAAAGTCTATCAGAGTTTTGTTTCTTTCATAGTTCTTTTTGTTTTCCTCAGGGATGTAGTCTAAGTTCTGTACCCAGACATCGATCTTCTTACGTGCCAGAGGGCGCTGTCTGCGCCCTTCTAGGAGGCAGGAGTCGTCGGATAGGACGTTGGGGATTCCGTCGCTCCTATCGCCTTTGAGGATGTGCTCAGAGATATAGATGTGAGGGTCTACACCGTTCACATATTTCTTGAGACAAGGATTGTACTGAGTAACAAACCTAAAGCGTTGTAGTTGAATGAAATCTTTATCACCAGATAGGATCAAAACTTTCTGAGCAGGTTGCATATTGTTTTGCAATCGTATGTTCTTAAGACCTTGATCTTTAACAAGGATTGCAATGATGTCATCTGCTTCTGCTCCATCAACCTCAACAACTTTATAAGGGAGTGACTCTCGAAACTCATCCTTAAGTTTGTTTAGTAGATCGAAGATGTTGTTCCAATTATGTTTGGATTTTTCTCGGTCCCTCTTTCTCGTACCTTTATAGTACGGATAGTATTCACGTCTCCAGTAATGTTTACTGTCATAACAAAGGACTAACTCACCATACTCTTTCCGAAACTCGTGCCTATAATTACGCAACGAGTTAAGGATCATATGGCGAACCAGTCCTTCTTGTAGTTCCTCAGATTGTGTCAAACTAACCATAAGATTAGCGATCATTACCTGATTCATATCGACCAGGATCATAACTTAGTCGTCGTCTTCAGCATCCAGTATATCATCATTCTCTGTGAATTTCAAGTAAAGTAGTTCGGTTTGATCTACGTTACCCTCTTCGTCTAACATCTCAGGATGTGTGATTGACTTGGCATAGGCAGCGTTGTCGATGTATGCATCAATGTAGTCTTTCGCTGTCCAAGTTACCAGTCCACCAATTAGGAATGATCCTATGATTGCGAAGACATATAATGCTGTTTCCATCGGTCTCTCCAAGTAGTGTGAACAAAGGGTGCAATTTAGAGACCTCCTATAACGCTATGATTATTTATAGAAGACCCTGGGATCTAAACTGTGTGATTGTTTCATTGCAACCACCAGTCCTCTTACCATCAACGATTAGTTGTGGGAATGTAGCACTACGACCAAACTCTTCCCAGAATTGTGGACGTGTAAAGTTGACATCAAGTTTTTGTTCTTGGAATTTCCATCCTTTCATCTCGTAGAGTTTCTTAATCTTAACACAGAAAGGGCACCCGTCACGAGTGTAGATAATAGTAGAGTCAGGCATTGTCATTAGAGAATAAAAAAGGGAGCACTCTGCTCCCTAGTATCTATTATAGTAAGTAAACCTTAGAAAGCGTACTTAACTCCGAGTTTACCACCGTAACCAGTGTCAACAGTCTCGCTAGTGAGGAATGAAACTTCACCATATACTCCAACTGCCTCTGAAACAGACAGTCCAAGACCTGCCTTACCTGAGAACTCAGTGTCGCTGTCAGCACCATCAACAGCGATCACAGATGGACCCGCTTGCACGTAGTATGAAGCAGAACCAGTAGTACCTTCGTACCCCACGTGAAGATCAGTAGTGGCACCAGTATAATTTGAACCAGTCCATCCTGCGTTTGTTTCCACGTTAACGTAGGGTCCTGCAAGGACCGCAGATGGGGCAGCAATAGCAGTTGCAGCGGCAAGAGCAGCGAATGCAGATTTGATCATTTAAAAAAACTCCTTAAAATTAGTGTGAACGATTCGTGATGCGATACGATTCGGGCACGAATGATTATTTATACACAACTTTGTTTCATTGTGTAACGGAAAAGGTGGGATTCGAACCCACGGATGCCTTCACATCGCTGGTTTTCAAGACCAGTGCCATCAACCACTCGACCACTTTTCCTTGTATTGAAATAACCCAGAGCGATCATACACCAAACGGTAGTTATCTGTCAACACATAGTGTCCTGTTATGTCGCTTCCATCACAATGATACCCATAGGAGACTACGGACTCGTAAACCCCATCAATACAGAACTTTTTCTCTTTATTCTCCAAATAAGAATGGTAATATTCGTCAAGATTGAGCATTGATTTCTCCCAATTTCTTGTGGCAATACTCTACTAATTCGTCACGATAATTTAAGAGTTCATCGTAACATTCTTGGTTGTGTGCACACGCTCTGAGTTTAGAATCAGGTTTGTGCAGACTCTCTATCAGCAGTGTCATCCCCCGAATCTTTTGATCCTTCGTTGATGGCATCAGTGGTGTCCTCCTGTGTGGGTTTCGTAACATTATATAGGGTTTGGTCCAATCTTGCAACCTCCCCTAAGGGTGACTTAAAAAACTTTCTGATTTTTTTAAGTTTCTTTTTTGCTTTCGCTTGATCTCCAGACTTGAGTGCTCCTTTAACAGCATCCAACTCCATCTTAGATTTCATAAAGCGTCTGTCCCAGTAGTCCATTAGTCAGTATCTTTGATGATTATATTGAACTGCCTAACCTGTGTAGGTTGATAAGGCGTCCTATTACTATACCATACCGTGCTCGTTTTGTCGTGCATTGATTGGTAGATTGCCATTCTAGCATTACGTTTGAATCTAGCGGTGGTGGCATCGCGTACAAGAACTTTCTGAGGTAGGTTATTTTGACTAGGGAAGTAAGGAGACGATGGTTCATCACCATCAGTAATCTGCAATTGCTCAGGTGGCCACTGAACATTGATCACATCATCTGCATCATATCTCTTACCGTAATCAAATACTTGTGAGATTCTTACCATACCAAACCATCCATATCTATCAAACTTATACGCATCACCAGACTCATAGTTGTCCTGACGTGTAACTCTAATCCTCATTCTAAAACGTAGTCCTTTCCTATCCTCGTAGTCTGTTGCGAACACCACATCATTACCCAGAGTAGTTTGTTCCAACCAATACTGGTGGAATGATGTTGCATTTCCATTCTCATATAAGAAGAAACTCTGGAAGATCTCATTCATATTAACTGCATACTCATTACCTGTAGTGCTCTGGTTGTTTACCACAGTGACATCTGGTTGTCTAGGAATTGTTATGTCACCATATGCACCAAGAGCAATGTCTTGAATCCTACCTTGGTTTTCATTAGGGTCGGGACATTGATCAGAGTTAACACCAGTCACTTTGAATCCTATCTTATAGAAATCAGGACCAACCCAATTGATACCATCATATCCATTTTCATCTTGATTGAAATACTCATCCTGATCTTCAATATTCAGATTAAACTCATCATTAACTTTAAAACCACCACTACCCCAGTCTTCAACACTATCAAGGTACCATCTGACATAATACTGTTCTTTATCTTCAATAAGATACTTGAGTCTCACTGAGAATCCATTCTTTGCGACGACATCAACGTAACCTACATCACCATCTTCCATTTCTTGTGCAATATCTTTACCATTAATGATCCTACATCTCTGTGATGCTCTCTCAGGATGATTCAAATAGACGTTTGCTGCTTGATCAACTACTTTATTTGTCATTACAGTTGTATAATCTTCCTTATCTGGGTCAGCATCCAAGTGATTATTCCAAACAAATAACTGACCACTAGTAGGTAGACCACACGGTTCAGTAATCTCAGGACCTGATTGTGGTTGTCCCTCTGCTTGATCTTTACTGTCAGTTCCATAACTGTGTGACTGTGTAAGTAAATTGACAGTCCAAGTATTGACGTATGTACCTTCTGATTCATCTCTGATTGCGAATGCAGGAGATGCTTTTCCGTTGTAGTGTCCTGTATTAATTGACTTAATTTTAAACACTAAGTTGTCTCCCTTCTCTACATCAAAAGTATGTAAGACAGCACCGATCGTTTTCCATTCGGATACTAGTGATCTCTCTTCATAGATTACATTACCATTTAATTTAAGTTGCCAAGTAAACTTAGTACAGTCACCATAACCTGCAGTCATACCACCGTGTGATCTGATCGTTAGTGTTGTAGATTTTGCAATCTTAACTCTCTGTACTCTGTTAATACTATTTGCATAGTCACCCTTACATTTACCACACTCCCACGTGTCAGCACCTGTCTTAGGATGTTCGTGATAGGAACCACATTCTGTACGGACTAACATCACATCACCAAATGACCCCTTCCTAAATGCTTTCTTCTCACAGTCATCTTGTACGTTGATGTTTGCCATAACTGGTTGAGCAGGTTCAGCGAACACATAACATTCAATACCTTCGTAGTAGTATTCACTTTCACCATACCCTACTCTATATGATATACGAACATCGTTATAGTCCTCATCACCATCGAACAAGTCTTCCCAATATTGCCAAACATTATCTGGCCACTTAGTCTGATCCCTTTTATCTGGATTCAATCTCCTGTCTGAGAAAAATACATATCCTTTTTGTTTAGGATGACTGTTCTCATTAGTGGTCCATCCAGGACCGTGTGTATTGTTGTGTGCTGAGAATGTGATGTCATCACCAGTGTTTGTACCACCATTATTACCATCAGGAATTATAAAGAACCCAAGGTTACAAGGCATATAAGAATTGATCTCGTCTCTAGGAATCTTTCTATGGAAAGTACCCGATGCATCAGTAGCATTACTTAGAAGAACCCGACCGAAGATAGGTTCATTGTCTGAGTTGGTTACATACCATCCAAAGGTATTCTCATAGGAAGCACCACCACGTCGTACGTTAAGTTGAATCTTAAGTGCAGACTCAGCGGGGGTTTCAAACCTGAATATATTATTCTTGAGATCTGGTGCGCTCGCTACATTACCAAGTGATTCAATTGAATACTTGTGATCATTACCCTCAAAACTATAGTAACGATGTAGAGGTGCAGGTTTCTCTCCCTCCATCAGTTCTGAAATCATATCTTCTGCCTCTCTATATCCATAGAAAAGAATCTCATCACGTGGTTGGTAACCGCCATCATCTAGGTCACCACTCTCACCTGCAATATCAGATACCAACTGAGTGTCTTGTCTAGATGCTGAGAAAGTTCTATGTACTGAAACACTACGTCCTGTATTTGATGGGACTATGTTGCCATAAAATGATACACCTACCTGCTGATAACCTGCATCAGGTGTATCTGAAAGACTATACCTATGATCTCTACCAATATTATTATTACCTAAGATAGAAAACCTTGCGTTGGCATCATTACCATCATTGTCTTTGAATGCAATCGACTTGTTGTCACCATAGTTCTTATCATTGTCAACAGAATATCCAGAACCAGATAGACCTGAGTAAGAAATACTATGGTCCCCAGGTGAGAGTGTGATTGCTATTGTTTGCTTTCCTTTCTCCCCAACTCTAGTAAAAGTAGTTCCACTAACAGTAACAGTATCTACAGCAATGCCTGCTGTTCTAGGGTTATCATCCCACTCAAAATGAAAAGATATTGTTTGAGAAGTATTACCAGTAACAGTTACAGTGTTGGCACCATTAAAGATAGCATCACCTGCAGTGCCCATACCTTTTCTCATTTCAAATATAGGTGCTCTTTCGGTAACACAATTTCTGATACAAACCATATTGGTTGTACCATACGTTGCTTTAGGAACGAATGAATCACAGTCTGCCTGAGGTGGTTTCCACGCACCACCAACATAGGGTCTGAAGAAACAATCAAGATGATTCTGAATACAATCTTGAAGTTCTATGTTTTTATCGTCGTCGCATTCTACAGTAGCACGAGATACATTAGTTGTCCCTTCTGGAGACGTACAAACCTTACCACTATCCTCATCATCTCCAGTAGGAATATCAAATATAATGTCATCAGTAGTAGGTGGTATCAAACCAATACCAACAATCTGTTCCATTAGTGGTTGCCACTGAATGTAAACAGGAGGTGGTAACGGTGCCTCAGGTGTATCAGGAAAGTTTGGTGGCAGAAGAGTTCCACCATCGCCATAACATTGACCTAGAAGATCTTCTACAACGTTGACCAATGTATTAGGTGAAGCACCACCCCCAGGCGCACCAGTACCACCCCCTCCAGACTGGACTACCTCCTGTTCTTCGCCAGAGTCCTCAGGGTCACAATTTCTACTAAACCAATGGTCGTTTTGTATAGTCAACTTCTGTTCTAGGAACTAGTTTTAGGTATTTAGTAGCGGTCTCTTCGGGTGGATTCCAATGTCGAATGACTCCGCTGATAATAAAACAGTTAGTGATAAGATAACTGAGAAATAGAATGGTCCGTACAAGAACAATGTGGTTATCATATTGTTCTGTTTTGTCGTCGGAAAAACTCCCGAGTGAATACTTCCAGACATCCCAAATTTTTTTAATCATATAGTATCTATATGCCATAAAAAAAGACCCCTTTCGGGGTCTTGAGAGATCAATATTTAACTGATTAAATCAACCAATAGAAGGTGCAATCAAAGCAACAGGAGTTGTCTCTGCAGCAGCAAGATCTAGTGGGAAGTTGTGAGCGTTACGCTCGTGCATAACTTCCATACCAAGACCTGCTCTGTTAAGAACATCTGCCCAAGTTGGAATCACTTTACCAGATGCATCAACAACCGACTGGTTGAAGTTGAATCCGTTCAAGTTGAATGCCATTGTGCTCACACCCATTGCAGTGAACCAGATGCAAACCACAGGGAATGCAGCAAGGAAGAAGTGAAGTGAACGTGAGTTGTTGAATGAAGCATATTGGAAGATCAAACGACCAAAGTAACCGTGAGCGGCAACGATGTTGTAAGTCTCTTCTTCTTGACCGAACTTGTAACCGTAGTTCTGAGATTCAGATTCTGTAGTCTCTCTGATTAGAGAAGATGTAACTAGAGAACCGTGCATTGCACTGAATAGAGAACCACCAAACACACCTGCAACTCCGAGCATATGGAATGGGTGCATTAGAATGTTGTGCTCTGCTTGGAACACGAACATATAGTTAAAAGTACCTGAGATACCAAGAGGCATCGCATCTGAGAAAGAACCTTGTCCGAAAGGATACACCAAGAACACAGCGAATGCTGCAGATACTGGTGCTGAATAAGCAACACAGATCCAAGGACGCATACCTAGACGGTATGAAAGTTCCCACTGACGACCACAGTATGCTGTGATTCCGATAAGGAAGTGGAATACAACGAGTTGGAAAGGACCACCGTTATACAACCACTCATCTAGAGTTGCTGCTTCCCAGATTGGGTAGAAGTGTAGACCGATAGCGTTTGAAGAAGGGACAACAGCACCAGAAATGATGTTGTTACCATACAAAAGAGATCCTGCAACAGGTTCTCTGATGCCATCGATGTCCACAGGTGGAGCAGCGATGAACGCGATAATAAAACAAGTAGCAGCGGCAAGCAAGCAAGGAATCATCAAGACACCGAACCAACCGACATAGATGCGGTTGTCAACGCTTGTGACCCAGTTGCATAGTTCGTCCCATCCTGAGAGGAGACCACCACGCTGGCGAGTAATAGTTGGACTTGAAATAGACATTGAAATTAGGGTAGGTATGAGTGCAGGGAAACACTTATAAGATATTCCTTCGCCACCCTCAGGCGGAGGTATGAGAGACGTAATTTATTCTCCCTAGAGGTCTCGGTTTAAGGGGAGTAGTAGTTGTAGAATTGTTTACATTCCGTAACATTCAACACTATGTATAATACATCGAATGTTCAAGATTTGTCAACCCCTTGTGCCAGTTGTTCTTGTGCCTTAACCGCTTTGATATGACGGAGCGTTGCGAAAGCATAGTTGATCTCTTCCTGAGTATAATTCTCAGGATGCTTCATCGCATTAGTAATCAGACGTTTGGCGATCTTTTTGTTTGTTAGTGATTTCGGTGTCATAGTAGTATTCCAGATAGAGAGATGATAATTCGTGTGTGAATAATTCAGAATCAATTTTGTCAACTTCCATCAGTCTCTTGTACTGTCCACTACTCATAACCCAGTCACAGAAATCATAGTGTCTATTGGATAGTTCTCCCTTCCATTTGACACATCTTTGTAATAGAGTTGCTCTGTACTCCATCATTTCATCGGAGTATCTCCAGTCATTAGTTACCATCGGGAACCATCCTAACGTTGCAATAATATGGTACATAAGGTTTCGACATTTCGCAAACCTTTGTATAGAAATTACCCTTTAATTCCGATAAACCCGAGTAGTTTCTCAAAGTGACCCACTCGTCTTTGATTTGAACTTGAAGATTGAACTTTTTCATCAGCGGAGACTTTTGATAGTCGATCCAGGTAATTATATGTATATGTTTTTCGTGGTCCTTCTACTCCCCAACCCAACCATCGGTATGCTGCACGATGATACTCATCGTAGGTACGACCAGGGATTTTCCA